CGGAGTTCAGGAACACGGCCGCGTTCGCCTTGTCGCGTACGACGGTGGCCGCGATGTGCGCCGCCAGGCACAGGGCGTGGTACTGGGCCATGCCCGGCAGGTAGGTCTCTTCCCCGACGTTGAGGATGTACCGGCCGCACACGTCGGGCTCGTTGCAGTAGATCCACCGTTGGTTCTTCCCGGTCGCATCTTCCTCGTTGCCGACCTCATAGTCGTATTCGACCCCGCTGGTGTCCAGGACCGCCTCCAGGATCAGGCAGTCGCCCGGCCGAGTGTACTTGTAGGCCCATAGGCCCGACAGCAGCGGAGCGGCGGCGTGTACGGTCAGGGCCTTGACCTTGCGGGTCCCCTGCCAGGGCGCCGCGGCCAGCATCTCCTCCTTGGACACCTGGTAGAAATCCAGGGCCACGTGCAGGGGCGTGGAACTGCCGCACCCGGCCCGCGAGAAGGCGGTCATCCGCTTGGTCTCCGTCAAGTCCCCAAGTTCCCCAACGGCCATATTGACCACTGTGACTTGATCCATGATTTACTCACAATCTGCCCAGGGGCCGGCCTATGGACCGACCCCCGGGCGAAACGATTTCCGGTTACGGGGTTTCCTGGGTCCAGGTCCCAACCGCAGAAATCACGATCCAGTTCGTACCGTCCACGGCGAGCAGGTGAAGATTCTCGCCAACCGCATCGGCCCAGAGGTACTCCCCGACATCCAAGGCGGTGGCGTTGTAGATGATCTTGTCATCGGCCTGTGGGTCTATCTGCAACTGCTGGGCCGCCATGACCACGAACGTATATTCCAGCCCCGCCGCGGCGGCCGGCAGGGTGTGAGCAGCCGACCCGCCGCTCCCGGCATTGGTCAGCACGCCCCGACTCTCCGTGACGAGCACCGTATGGGCGTCCGTGTCGTCGGTCACGGTCTTGATGAATCCGACGATCGTCCCGGTGCCTTCGCCCGTGATGCTTTCCACGTCGATCAGTTGGTCCACGTCGTTGAAATCTATGGTCGTAATACCGGAGTCTGTCACGAATTCGACGGTGTTGCCCGTTCCGAGCGCGAAGCCGAACTTCTCCGTATCCCCGAACTCGAAGCGCTCGTTGACCGAGAAGTCCAGCTTGTTGCCGTTGTCGCCGATGAGGTACTCCACGTCCACCAACTGGTCGATGTCATTGAAGTCTATGGAAGTGACGCCATCGCCGCAGGCCGCCAACTCGATGATATTGCTCCCGAAAATCAGGCCGAGAGAATCGCTATTTTCGGTGAACTCGATGCGGTTGTTGTTGGCCGTCTCGATAACCTGCCCATTCTCCAACGTCAACGAGCCTTCCACGGTTACGGTCTTGGAGGCCGCCACGGTCAGGGTGATGCCCCCGGTGGTCGCGACCAGATCGATCGCGCCGGCGTCCGTACCCTGGCTGTTGGTCAGGACAATGGTCTCGGCCGCCCCGGTATTGGTCGTCACCGCGAAGGCGGAGGCCACATTCTCGTTGGACAGGTAGCTCATCTGGCCGCCGGTGATACTGAAGTTCTTGCCGGTCGCGTAGTCGATGTCGATGCCGCCGGCCGTGGAGTCGATGTTGACGGAATCCTCGGCCGTCCCCTGGTCGTTCAGAACCACGATGGCCTCCGTTGTACCACCGCCGCCCGAGGTGTCGATCTGTATCACATCCGCGGCATTTTCGTTGCCCCGAATCAGGACCGAGCCACCCGTATTGATGAGCGAGATGTCTTCGCCGTCCGCCCCGGTCGTCGTGATGTCGATGTCGGCCAAGGACGTGATGTCGATACCGCTACCGGCCCCGGCGGCGGAAATGACAATGGCGTCGGCCACGGCCGCTTCCGTGGAACTGATGTTGACTGAACTGTTGGCGGTAATATCCAGGTCCTCGTTGGCCGCAGCGCCCGCCACGGTCAGGTCCATACCGCCCGCCGAAGTGATCAGCGAAATGGCGTCGGCCCCGGTGCCGGACGATGCCAGCTTGATCGAGCTATCCGTGGCTCCCGTAACCTGAATCGTCAGATCGTCGGCGGCGGCATTGGTGGCCAGTGTTACGTTGGCGGCGGCGGAATCGAAGGCGATGTTGCCCACACCGTTCACATCATCCACGTCGCCGAAATCGAACTGGGTCAAGCCGGTCGAGGTCTTCAGCCCGGCGATGTTCGTGCCGTAGGTCATATCGAGACTCAAATCCTCCCCGGCGTCCGTAAACTTGAACTCGGAGTCGCTGCTGTTGGTGATCGTCCCGGCCGAATCGAGAACGATCCCACTGCTGAACGTGCCCGTCGTGCCCGAAATGGCGCCGCTGGCCGCCATTGTGGTCACGCCCGTCAAGGCGCCACCCATGCCGAGCGTGGTCACGCCACTGACGGCCCCGGCCGTCGTCACGTCCAGCCCGGTCGAATCCAACGCGAAGCTGACCAGGGGGGCCCCGAGCACCAGCGCCAGCGTGTCGCCGTTGGTCCACCGCACCACGTCGCGGTAAGTCGTGTTATCCACATCGTAGCCCTTCAGGGCAAACGTGTGGGCGGTGGTCGTGGTGCCCTGGATGTCCACGCCATCGGCGTTCAACGTGACATCGCTGGTGATATTTCCGCCCGTGAAAGTGCCGGTCCCCGCCACCACCCAAGCTGAGTTCGTGCGGTACTTGAGGGCGTGTTCCGACAAGTCATAGTAGACGAACCCTTCCGTGGTGGCGTGGGCCGTATCGTTGGGCGTCAAATACAGTTTGGCCAGTCCGGTCGTGCCGTCCAAGTAGTCTTCGACCTCATTGGCCCAGTTGGCCAGTTGGCCGTTGCGCTCGAGCAGGCGCGTGCTGTTGTAGTTCCACCCCGAGACGGGGTACGTGAAGGCGGCGTAGCTCGTGGTGCCGAGCAGCAGCAGGACCGCCGCCAAAAGAATCATGCGCTTCATCTGAAAGGCCTTTCATTCTGATGGTGCACTGGACTCAGGCAACGGCGGGGGGATGGTGTCCCATCCCGCCCGCCCATGTCCCGAGACAGGTTGCCTTTTCGTTACGAGGGCTTGACGATGTTGCTGGCGTCCATCACGGCCGGCGGGGCGACCCACATCGGCGGGTTGACCCCGAGGTGCAGCCACACGTCCACCGCGCCGGTCGAAACGTCGCCGGTGCCCTTGAGCACCGGGCCGCAGTAGCGGTCCCGATCGGCGGCCTGGATGCCGTAGAAGGCCCCGGCCAGGTTGACGGCGCCGAGATAGTGCCCTTCGTCCTGGGGGTCCGCCGAGAGGTCGGCCACGGCCACGTCCCGGCCGGACCACAACAGGTCGCCGCTGGTAATCGTGGTCGTGCTGTGCTGGTAGAATTCGAGTTGGAAAGATGTGCCGGCCCCGGGCACCGTGTTGCAGGTGCACACGATCCAAAGCGGCTGCGGGGCGTTGAGCCAGTCCTTCCACTTCGACGCCGTCCAGTCGATGTAGTTGCTGCAGATCGCCTCCGTGGCGTTCGGCATCGCCTGGGCGTCGCTGAACAACCATTGTGAATCCTGAATTGCCATTGGTATCTCCTCGGGCGCAAGGCGCCCTGACTATGTTTCATTCGGACCGTCAGCGGCGGTCACGTAATCTGGGAGCCGGTCAGCGCGATCCGGCGGTCCGGACGGATCGGGATGTCACTGACGTACTCGACCGGCCTGGCGAACGGCTGATTCGGCGGATAGCTGACGTTGCCTTTCTCGTCCGCCGCGTTCTCGATCTGGGTCTTGATATCCGGGTGCATGTAGGCATAGATCTGGCCCGATGTGTCAAAGGCGTTCTTGGCCTGGCGGAAGACCCGGATGTTGAAACAGGCCACGTTGTCCGCGTCCTGGTGGATGTTGGTGATCCGCTTGATCCGGCGCCGGTCCTTCAGGCACAGGCCGCCCTTCCAATCGAAGTTGATCCGCATGAAGTCGGCCAGCTTCTTCTGGCTGTCGGACACGGCGTTGTCCGCGTCGGTCTGCGTCGCCAGCACGGCGTCCGGCATGGGGGTCCGGTAGATGCCGCCGCGCTCGTTCTTCGGGTAGATCATGCAGCAGTCGAACACATCCCATTGGATCAGCCAGATATCCGTCAGGTTCGACGCCTCCGTACCGGCGTTGTCCCAGACCTCGCCGTCGGTAATGGCGTCGTACCGGATCTCCAGGCCGTTGAACTCCTTGGGTTCGGTCGCCGTGCTGCCGGAGAAGAGCATCTCGACGAGGGCCTGGCTCATGCCCTCCATGTACTTCATCTCCTCGTTCAGCAGCCAGGCGGCGGCGTTCGGCTTCTCCAGGAACTCCTTATTGACGCGCATCTGGTTGCCGAACCACGCGACCCCGTCAGAGCCGTGCTGGACCTGGCCTTTGGTGGCGGCCCGGCCCTCGCCGCGGCTGAGCAGGTAGGGCTGGGGCAGGCTCGTAGTGTAGTCGAACTCCTCGCCCGTCACGAGCTCAGACTCGCGCACGGGGGCGTCCTGCAGGATGGGGTGGTTTTCCTCAAGAAGGTTGATCTCCTTCTTGAGCGTATCGTCGATGTTGAAGCGGGCCGAGATCTCGGACCAGCTCCATTGGTTGAAACTATTGCCTGCCATGGGCGGGACTCCTACGCAAAAGACACGCTGTTTCGCGGGGAGTCCATCGCACGATGGGCCCGCTGCCGTGACGCCGGTTGCGCCGGGCACTTTGCCCGGTAAGCACTCAGGCCCCTTGGCAGGGGGAATCTGGGAGAGAAGGCGGTGGGCGTTGCCACCCGCCGCCGCATTCACTTCACAAAGAGCTACTTCGCGGGCAGGCCGAAGCCGCCCATGTACTTGCCGTCCTCGTAGACCGCGCCGCGATGGATGAACCACCGCTTCTCGGGGTCGCTGTCCGGCATGGTCGAGTACACCTCGGGACTGTACGGGTAGGACGGCTTCTTCTCGTCCGTCCGGTTCGTGTGGCCGTCCCCGTGCTCCGTCCGGCCGTCCTGGGTCAGTGTGCCGATCTTGAGCAGGGTCTCGAAGACCGCCGGGTCAGTCTTGACCACCGTCTTTATGTGCTCATCGGTCAATTTGTCCACTTCGACCCCGGCCGCCTGGGCCACGCCCGCCTTGATCCACTCGGGTACGTGCTGTGACCGGAAGGCACGGCGGACGAGTTCCAGGCTCGTGTCGAAGTTGGCCCCATGCTTTTCCTTGAGGGCATTTTCCGCATTGGCGTTCCGGGTCCGGGCGGCCTCCTGCGCGGCGGCCTCCTGCGCGGTCTTGAGCTTGGCGCCCGCCTCGTCGTCGGCCTTTTTCTTTTCGGCCGCCCGGGCTTCGAGATCCTTGCCGAAATGCTCCTGCATGAACTTCTGGCGCTCGGCGGGCTCCTCCGGGATCTTCACGCGGCTGTGGAAATCGCGCTGGGTGTCCGCGATGCGCTTGAAGGCGCCGGGCAGGTCCTTGGTGTCCTTGGCAACCTCGCGCAGCTCGGCTGGCAGGTTGGCCTCGAAGCCCGGCTTGAACGTCATGTCATCGTTGATCCAGTCAATCGCCATTACGCCTCACCCCCTTCCGGACCTTCCTCCGTCGCCGGCGGTTCCTCTGACGACTCGTTCGGTGGCTCCGGGGCCCCGGCCGCTTTCGCCGCCTCTCTCTGGGCCTTACTGGCAGCGAAGAACGCCGCATCCCGTGCCTTCTTGGCGTCCTTCCAGCTCTGTTTTTTGGCGTTCACCCCACGCATGCGCTCCGACTTGGCCAGATCCAGAGGCCGTTGTGAGGGCAGCACGCGCATCCCGTCCTCGCGCGGCGGGGGTGTGGACTTCTCTTTGCAGAGGGCCAGGTGGGCTTTGATGACCTCGTCCAAAAACGCCCGGCCCGCCGCGGAGATGCCCTCATTGATCTCGGCGATCAGACCGCCCGGGCTGGGGACCTCGACATCGATCCGGGCCGTGATCGGCTCCAGCCGCCCGGCAATCCGGGCGTGGCAGTCGAGATAGCCGACCACCTTGACGATCTTGCCCGGTGTACCGTCGGGCTTCTCGGCCCGGACCTCGCGGAACGCCCGCAGCGTCATCGTCAGTTCCTTGACGCACAGCGGCGCCCGGATCGGCAGCTTCTCGGCCCGGTGGCGTGCCAGGGCCTCCTTCTGTTCGCTACGCACTGTCATCTTCGTTTCGCTCCAATTCCGGTAAGGGTAGGCCGGCCATCGCGTCGATGAGCGCGGCATAATTGCTCGGATGCATTACACCCAAGTCCTTTAACAAGAGCAGGCCCTCGATGAGAAGACGCAGGCTGGGGCCCGGATTTTCGAGCATCTGGTTCCAGGCGTCCGGCTCCGCCAGTATCCCTAAACTCTCCAGCGCATCGCACAATACCTGCTTGCCGTCGGCGCTGCCGAAGTAGACCCGGCGGTACTGCTCGATCTCCTTCAGTCTTTCGTGGGCGGTCGTCATTCTATGTTTTGTGATGCCTCAAGTTTGGCGTTCTCAACCAATTTGGAGAGTACCCATATAGGATTCCCTTGGACATTGACTCCTGCCTCCCGGTCATTGAACAAAATCGTGCTAGTCTCTCCTTGGAAAAGCGTCCCGTCGGCACGCACAAGGTTCGGCAGGCATCCAAAGATGCACTGTATCTGGTTGTGTTGCATGATAATGACATCCAGATCGTCAATATCCTTGAAAACAACTGCCTTCACGCCGCTCCTGCCTCCTCTTTGGGCCGGGTGTACACGCTGACCTCATAGACATGCAGCAGGCCCAGATCGACGACCTCTGCATACTCGGTGGGGTCGTGGCCTTCATCCGCCAGCTCTTGGGCGCAGCCGGCAGCGCACATGGCCAGCTTCTGCTGCACCAGTTGGTGGCAACCGGGTTCCCGCTCCAGGATCGGTTCCACGAATACCACGTCCGTGACCATTGGTAGGCCGCTCGAATCGGGTGTTTTGACCATGCGGATTTCCATTAGGCACCTCCTGCCATCATGGTTTCACCGGCCAGGGCGTTAGCCTTGCTCATTCCCTGTGCCGCCCCGGCCAGGCGCTGGGCGTTCTGGGCCTGCTCCTGGGCCAGCGCCCGCTCCTGGTCGTCCTGCACCAACTCCTCGACCTCGTCGTCCGACCGCATCAACCGGCGCGGGAAGCCGGTCTTGTCCAGGGCGAACTCGGCCAGATCCGGCAGGTTCACCCGGTGGTACAGTTGGGCCGCCATCGTCGGACTCACATGCCGGCCGACGATCTCGGCAATATCCGCCAGGAACCGCAGGCCCTGCTGGAGTGGACTGACGGTCGCCGCCAGTTCCTGCAGGAGGGCCAAGGGGCCAATCGGATCGACCAGTACGACATCCTGACCGGCGTAGTCCTGGAGGATCGCCGGTGTCTCGGGCAGTCGCCCGGCCCGCGCGGCAATATTCGCGATGGCGCTGTAGACCGGAACGTAGCCGGCGTGCCACAGGTTGCCGGTCTGACTGACCATCAGCCGGGCCTGATCGACGCGGCCCTCGGAGACCTCGTAGGCCTGGTTGCGCTCGCGCTTCTGCTGGTAGACGGCCATCATGCGCCACAGGTCATAGCCGTAGCGGGCGTAGATCAGCCCGTGCAGCTTGTTTTCCCGGTCGATCGCGATGGGGTACTCGCCGCCCATCGGGATCGTGCTGACCAAGCGCTTCTCGCTGGTGTAGGGGAACCGGGCCCCGGGCAGCCGGGAGAATTTGGTCCGCTTCTCGTCCGGCACGTTCAGCATGGGCCGGGCGGCGAAGTTGCCCATGTCCAGCAGATTGAACCCGTGCTGCTGGACCGCCTCGATAACGGTCCCCACGTCCATCGCCTGAGAATAGCCGTACAGCTCGTCCGAATTCTTCCGCATCCGCGTCACGACAGGCGCGAATTCGCTGAGCGGCTCGATCCGCACCAACCGGTCCGAGGTCCGGCGAAAGGCGGTCGCCTCGGTCATACTGCCCGTGACCCCGGCCCCGCCGCTCATCTCGAAGACCAGTGTCACGAGCACGTACTTCGACCATTTGACACGGGCGTCGAAAATGGAGTCGTCGGACGGCCGGATGCACTGGAGCATGGTCACTTCCCGGTGGGCGCTGCTGGCGTCATGGGCCCAGTCCCGAATGAGGGACGGCAGCGTATCGTCGGGACGGCCATAGCGCTGAAGGCACTGGCGGGCCGTCAGGACCAGCTTCTCGTGATAGGCGTCCACGCGGCCCTGGTCGTTCTCGTCGATCCAGTAGCGGGCCGGATGGGGCACGCGGCAGACCGTGCCGCTCATGCCGCGCGACTCTTCGGTCAGGATCACGCCCGTCCCGCCGCTGCCGAGGTCCTGGAGCCACTCGCCCTCGACATCGTAGTAGTTGCTCATCCCGGCGCTGAATTCGTACCGCATGGCGTCGGTGTAGTTTTGCAGGAACCCCTTGACCGTATCATCGCTACGGAGGCTATCGACCTGCGCGAAGGTCAGGCCGCGGATATGGCCGAGGGCCGCCTTGTGCCAGCCGGGCCCGGCCGACGTGACGGCGGGTCCGACGAACCAGCCGATAATGCCGTCCCGCCAGGTCAGGAAGGCGTCCTGGGCCACG